CTCACACCGCGTCCGTTCAACCTTCTTTGAAGGTCGCATGAAACCACAGCATGGAACGGGGTTGTGGTACTGGAGTATTACAATGACTGTAAAACTAAGGTATCGTGGTGTTGAGTACACTAAAACTACAAAGTAATTAACTTAACATGAAAAAACTTGCACTTGCCCTAGCGGCATCTATCGCTTCTGCACCTGCAATGGCTGGCGTTTATATTAACGCTGAGTCTAACGCATCTTATACAGGCAATGATTTTACTTCCCGTACTACCGATCTGCATATTGGGTATGAAGGAGAAGCAGGAGACTTAGGATACTATATCCAAGGTGGTCCTGCCTTTCAATCACCTGATGCTGCAGCGGGTAACACAGATTTCTCAGGCAAACTTGGTGCATCCATAGATGCCACAGAGAAGCTAGGTGTATATGGTGAAGTATCATTCGTAACTGATGAGACTGCTGATACAGCTTATGGCACCAAGATAGGTGCTAAATATTCATTCTAATTATTATGGGACAACAATCTAAAACGGGGTTCGGAGTAGCTAACCCTGTTCCTTATTCACCTGACTCAAGGTTGCACAACTTGGATACTAATCCTAGTGATGTCCAACCTCCCGGTGTAGATGAAGAACCCGTTGATTATAATTCCCTTGAAGAAGCTCTTCTTGGGGATCAATGAAAGGAAGGGGAGCACCTCAGAGTAGGACTCCCCTTTCATTGGCATTAGCCCATGATGTATTTCCAAGGAAATAATAGTGGATACCTTTTGCCGTCTAGACGGTGGGATAGACCACAATGATAAAGCGCAAACAATTTACTTAAGTAAGAAAGTTAAACATACAATCTTTTAATTAACAATGGCCCAACAGGCAACGACTGCCAACGCCAATGGACCGATTTGGGGAGGTGCCGATAACGGTGCTGATACCACTACCTCAGCGAGAAGAGCTTTATATCTTAAGCTGTTCTCAGGAGAGATGTTCAAAGGTTTCCAGCGTAATACAATCGCTAGAGATCTTGTAACAAGACGTACCCTTAAAAACGGGAAATCTTTACAGTTCATCTACACGGGTCGCACCAAAGCGGAATTCCATATTCCTGGCCAGTCTATATTAGGTAACAACGAGAAGTCTCCTCCAGTAGCAGAAAAGACAATCACCTGCGATGATCTACTCATCTCAAGTGCATTCGTTTATGAGCTCGATGAGACACTTGCCCACTACGATTTACGTGGTGAAATCTCTCGTAAGATCGGTTATGCATTAGCCGAGAACTATGATCGTCGGATCTTCCGTGCGATCTCAAAGGCTGCTAGACAGCCAGCACCAGTCAACATGACTAACTTCGTGGAACCTGGTGGAAGTATTGTTAAAGTTGGTGCTGCTAATAGTACTGCTGCTACAGACGCTTATGATTCAACTAAACTAGTACAAGCCTTCTATGAAGCTGCTGCTATTCTAGATGAGAAAGGAGTCAGTGGTGACGGACGAGTAGCTGTTCTTAACCCAAGACAATACTATGAATTAATTAGAAACGTAAACGGTAACAACCTAGTTAACCGTGACGTTCAAGGTACAGCCTTACAATCCGGACAAGGTATCTTTGAAATAGCTGGTATCACCATCTATAAGTCAATGAATATCCCATTCCTTGGTGACTATGGTGTTAACCTTGCAAACCTACCATCAGGTGCTGTATCAAATATCGGTGAGGCTGCTTCCAAAGGCTCCTTCATTGGTGAAGATATGGATGACCAAGATGCATCTACTACTCCAAGTGGACAGAAGACCGTTAATAACTACGGTACTGCTGCTAAGTTTGGGGGTTCCTGTGGACTTATCTTCCAGAAGGAAGCTGCAGGTGTTGTAGAAGCTATCGGACCACAGGTTCAGGTAACTTCTGGTGATGTGTCAGTGGTATACCAAGGCGACGTCATTCTAGGACGTTTGGCAATGGGAGCAGATTTCTTAAATCCTGCTGCTGCTGTTGAACTCGTAGCTGGAATTGATGTATCCGCTAACTGGAACAACACTGCTGTTTCTAACGCAAGTTTCACTTAATTTATATTTTTATATACACATGGGGAGTCTTCGGGCTCCCTTTTTTTTAACAAAAATTCTATGGCTTCCACGACAATTGATACCGAGACCGAACTCTCCGCAGTAAACTCTATCCTGGGAGCTATCGGCCAATCACCCGTAACCTCGTTAGTATTTGATAATCCAGAAATTTCATTCATCTACAACTTACTGAGAGATGCTAATGTAGACTTACAGAATGAAGGATGGCATTTCAATACAGAGAAACATGTAACATATACACCCGATGCAACTACTGGTAAGATAGAGATAGCTGATGATATATTAAGAATGGATGTAACAGAGGGTTGGAGAAAGAGAGAATTCGATGTAGTAAGAAGGAATGGTTATCTATATGATAAGTATGATCATACAGATGATTGGTCAGATACAACAGAAATATTATTAGATGTTGTTAGGTTATTAAGCTTCAGTGATTTACCTAGTGTATTTCAGAGATTTATAATAGCCAGAGCATCAAGGATAGCAGCAACTCAACTGATAGTTAATGCACAATTAGTACAATTATTATCTACACAGGAACAATTAGCTAGAGCTTCATGTGTGGAATATGAATGTAATCAAGGTAATCATACTATGTTTGGTTTCCCAGAAGATTCAGTACATACTACTTATCAACCATGGAGGACTCTTAGCAGATAATGGCATCAATCACACAAACTATACCTAGCTATACTGGTGGTATATCTGAGCAGCCAGATCAGTTAAAAGTACCAGGACAAGTTAAGAGTATACAAAATGGTATACCAGATATAGTACATGGATTATATAAAAGACCTGGTGCTAAACGAATAGGTACTACACCACTAGCTAATGTGCAGAGTGGTGGTAGTTGGTTTCATTACTATAGAGATGAAACAGAAGGATCATATATAGGACAAGTAGCAGCTGATGGTAGAGTAAGGGTATGGAGTTGTAATGATGGTACTGAAAAAGATGTTGAATATGATACAGCAGGACAAGCTTATAATGGAAGTGATTCAGATCATACATCTATAACATCTTATCTAACTCCTAGTGTTGTTTCTGGCGTCTCTCAAACAGAAGATATACAAGCTTTAACTATTAATGATACTACCTTTTTAAATAATAGAAGTAAAGTTGTAGCTACTACAGGTACTACTACTGATAGACCACATAAAAATTTTGCTTATATTGAATTAGCTAGAACAGAAAATGGTAGGCAGTATGGTCTGAATATATATGATGACGAGACTACACAAGATATGAAAGTAGTTACTAAACTTGGATTTACAAGTCATAGTTTAAGTGAAGGTGATCATAGTGGACAATGTTTAGGTATAGGTACTGCTGTATCTTCGTACTCAACTGGTGCTAAAAAGAATTTAGTTTTTAGAATCAGTGTCTTAGGTCAGCAGGGAGTAGTACATGGTAAGACTGGTACTATAGAAGCTGAAGATTATGGTTGCTCATATAGTCCTGAAATAACATTGCTTCATGGTGGAGAAGGCTGGAATGGAAATGAGACTTGGAATCATGATGCACCTTCCCTTAAAGGTGCTTTTGATATTGGCTCGAACCCTTACACATATAATACCAGAGGGTATTTTGTGATGGCAGTAGAGGATACTGAAACAGCACCTATTAGAGCTAATATTAAAGCAGTCAGACCTGCACCTACACCTTTTGATGGAGATACTTCTGTAAGTACTGATAGTATATTAGGTGGTATTGTTGGTGAATTATCTGGTGTTACAGTTAATGGTAACGCTTTACTTTATAAATTAATTGGTAATGGTATATACTTATATACTGTTGCTGATGCTGATGATTTTAATGTAGAGATTGTAGATCAAGATCTCATGCGTGTTATGCAAAAGGAGGTTAATAATGTAGCAACCTTACCATTTCAATGTGTACATGGTACTATAGTTAAAGTATCTAACACTCAGAGATCTGATGAAGATGATTACTATGTTAGATTTCATGGTGAAAATGATAAAGATGGTCCTGGATCTTGGAAAGAATGTGCAGCACCTGGAATAGTTAAGAGTCTTGACAATACAACTATGCCACATATCCTACAACGACAAGCTAATGGTAAGTTTTTAGTTAAAAAATATACTTATTCAGATAGAAATGTAGGAGATAATGTAACTAATCCTATACCATCCTTTGTAGGAGATACTGTAAATAAAGTATTATTCTTTAGAAATAGATTAGCTTTCTTATCTGGTGAAAATGTTATCACATCTAGACCTGGCTCTGTAGCTGAACCTAACTTTTGGTCTAACACAGCATTAACAGTTAGCGCGGCAGATCCTATTGATATATCTTGTTCATCTAATTATCCCTCTGCTCTATATGATGCTATAGAAACTAATACTGGTTTACTATGTTTTAGTAGCAATGCTCAATTCTTACTTGCATCTGATGATACAGTTATGAATCCAGATACAGCTAAATTAAGAGCTGTGTCTTGGTATAATTATCATAAAATCATACCTCCTATATCATTAGGTCAAACTGTAGGATGGATAGATAACTCTAATAAATATAGCCGTTTTGTAGAGATAGCTAATATTGCTAGAGAAGGGGCGCCAATAATAATAGATACAAGTAAAGTTGTACCTACTTTAATACCTAAAGATATAGATTTATTTACTAATTCAAGAGAGAATAATATAATATTCATTAGTAAAACTGGTTCAAATACAGTAATAGGTTATAGATATATAAGAACTGGAGAGAAGCAACTACAAACTGCTTGGTTTAAATGGAAATTTAATAATACATTGAAGTATCATTTTTGTATTAATGATGAATACTATCTTTTAGATGTTGATAATTTCTTACAGAAAGTAAATATAGTACAAGCAGATGCTGATTTAAGTATTACTCAAGATTCTATAGATTACCAGATACATTTAGATAACTATACTACAGTAAGTGGTGGTGTATATAATGGTACTACTGGATTAACTACTTTCACTAATCAATCTGATTGGATAGATCAAGTAACAGCACCTAACCCAGTAGTAAATAAATTAGTAGTAGTTGATACAGATAGTGGAACAACAAGAGTAGGTAGATATGGAGAATGTACTATCATTAATGGTGATGATTTTACTGTTCCTGGTGATTGGTCTAGTGCTACATTAAATATAGGTTATCTATATGAATTCAATGTAGAGTTCCCTAGATTTTATTTACAACAATCAGGAGAAGGAACAGTTAAATCTGATATAAATTCTAAACTTACTGTACATAGAATGAAGTTAAACTTTGGTAAGATAGGTTTATATTCAACTACACTTACTAGAGTAGGTAAAGCAGATTATACTGATACATATGAATCAACTGATATGGATGAATATGATGTATCAGACGCTCCATATTTAGCTGAAAAAATTAAAGACATTCCAATATATGAAAGAAATACTAATGTAAATGTAGTGTTAAAATCCTCCCATCCAGCACCTGCTACTCTGAGATCTATGTCTTGGGAAGGTGACTGGTCCCCCATGCACTATCGTCGTATATAATGTCAAAATATATTCACCCAATAACAATTAAGGCTGCCGTTGAGGTGGCCTCTAATTTACGTCCAGATGACCGTAGAGAGGTCGAAGAAGGTCATGGACTGAATCCCTTAGTAGAGTTAGTAGAAGAGGCAAAGAGAGGCTCCTGTGTATATTTCACCGTGCCTAACGGCAAGACTGCTGGTATGGCAGGAGTAGGTGAACAGGGTACAATATGGATGCTATGTACAAATGCAATTCATGAGTACCCTATCACCTTTGCTAGAGAAGCCAAACGCTTTGTTGATTCTAGAACTGAACCACTACTATGGAATATTGTTGATGAACGCAATAAGGTTCATTTAAAATTATTAAAATTTTTAGGATTTAAATTTCTACGGAAAAAATTACATGGTCCTAACAACTTGTCCTTTATAGAATTTTGCCGTGTGTGCTCCAGATCCCAATAGGGGAATAAGAATGCAAGCCAAGATTGAGAAGATGAAGAAGGATTCCGCCTATCATTCTGCATCGCTCAAGTATTGGAATAGAGAAGCTGGCGTTAAACGTCGTCAGGGAGGTCTCACTAGAGGCTTAAGTAGAAGTAAGAGTGACGCATACTCTAAAGCCTTATGGGTCTTAGGGAAAGGTCGTCTAGCTCAAGAAGGTATATATAAACAAAAAGCTAAGATCTCTAGATATGCTGATAAGACTGGTGTATCCAGATCTAATAGATATAATGTTGCTGCATATAAGAAAATACTAGATAAGCAAAGACAGATAGAATCTACACTAAATAATACATTTGGTAGAAATATGGACATTGCTCATCAAATGATAACAAGGAATCATAATGCACAGGTAGCTAAGAATAGAGCTTCATTAGGAGCTAGACCTGAATATGGTATGCCTGTAATGATGCCACCTAAAGATAGAGCAGGTCAGATGTTCGCTAACCTACAGTTAGGTATGTCAATAGGTAAATTATTTATGCCAGGATAACTATGACAGATTCAAATTTAGCCTTGATGACTAAACTGGATATCCTTCCCACCGCCTCGGTAGCCAGTAATTATCAAGATGAAGAAGCTATTGACTTAAAAGTTAAAGGAGTCAACAGCCAGATAGATGAAACCCAGAAACAAACAAATGCTCACTTTGACTCTCTTATAAAAACATATAACCACCTACATAAGAGAGCAGAGAATAGACCACAGGAATTCCTTGCTACACTTAAACAAGGTAAAGAGTTTAAAAAGGAATTACAAGATTTTCAAAAGTACTGGGGTAAATACTTTGATTATGCTAATAGATTACAAGATCAAAGAGAAACTATTGACCAAGTACAATGGGCTCATTATCCTAACAAGGGAGCCTTTGATAAAGATGTAAAAAATGAGATAGAGAATCAACCTGTCATTGGTCAAATTAGATCACAGTCTAATGACCTAGCTGGTCAACTACAGAATGAAGGAGCAAATCAAGATGCTCATAACTTATATCGTGGTCCTGATGGTGCTTATGAAAATGAAGTAGAACTTATACAAAACATGGAGCATTTACTTGCTGACCATGAAAATTCATATAGACCTAGAGCTGAAGCAGGGATGAAAGTTCCTATGCCTGGACAGTATACAGCTGATGGATTACAGATTTATAAGACTTATGGTGAAGCTGTAGGTATGGAAGAGAGAAGATATGTCAGTGATGTTATAGATTCTTGGTATGCTTATAAACATGAAGAGCTAGCTGGTGGTAGAATAGGTCTTTGGAAACAGAAATTTATCAATGAACTTCTTGATAGAGATGAAGGGAGAATTAAGAAAGAACTTGAAAGAGATGGTGCTGTCTATAAAGAACTTCAACTTGAAGGTAGGCATAGAGAACTAGAGACTAGAATTAATAAAGATCCTGGTTTCATTATTGACTATATTGATATTTATAAAGGCTTTCATGATGGTAGATATGATCTAGCTAGAAAGGAAGCTTTTGATATGCTTATAGATGGTATTAATTCTGGTGCTTTAGATAGAGCAGATATAGAACCTGTATTAAATCATCAGTTCTTAGCTCATGATAGTACACCAGATAACCCACACTGGGTAACACCTAGAACTTACTGGAAGAAAGATTCAGCTAGACTTCTATCAGCTTTAAGAGAGCAAGAGAAGACTACGTTTGCGGCAGCTAAGGCTGATAAAGAAACTGAGATGAATACTATGGCTTCTAATATATTAAAAGGTATTGATGAATCTGACGCTCCTTTAACTTATAAATCAATCCAAGATATTCAATTGGATTTCATGCAGAAATGGCAGATAAGAGATCCAGAAGAGTTACCTGATATTATCAAAAACTTACCATATGAAGGTATGTATGATGATCAAGAATTAGATGCTCAACTTGCATACAGACATTATACACTTAATCAAAGAATAGAACCTTCAGATCTTAGAGGTATATTAGACCCTGATATTAAAAAGAAATGGGTAGAGATTGTTAAGTCTCAAACTGGTCTAACTAAGGGTGCAGAGACTAGAAGAAATAGTGCTGTTGCTGCTGAAGTAACTGCTAGAACTTTAGAATCTGATGTTAATAAAGCTAAGACTCCTAAGTGGCAATCTAATTATGAACAAGCTATTATAGAATATGACGCAGTATATAATGGTGTTATAGCTAATGATGGTACTGATACTCAAGCTCATAAAGAAGCTGTAGCTGCTGTTAAGGATGGCCTATGGAAAGAATCATCCCCAGGTGTATACCAATGGGATATTAGAGGACCATCTGGTTTTAATACAGAACCTGCTAGACAGATCAATGCAGTAGTCAAATCTATAGGTAGTGATCGTACTCTTATTAATAGTACAACTCCATGGGATGGGGAAGAGCCTCATCTTATAGATGCTCTTAACTATTTAGAGAAGAGCCGTCAAGGTAGAGAAGTTAACCAACCATTCTATTATAGAGATATTGCTAGAAAAATTGGCATGAATCCTGAAAGACTTATAATTAATAGATTGGAAGCAACAGGAGCTGTTAAACCTAATAAACTTAAATTACCAGAAGAAGAGAACCTATCACCTAGACATCAACGTTTACTACTTAAACCTTCTGCTGCTAAAACCTATAGGGTTACACAGGAGAATGAAGATATAGTATGGATGTTAGATACAATAGCCTCCCCTGCTGCTGAAGCTAATGGTGGTTATGATGCTATCCGTAGTCCTCGTGGAGACTATGAAAGTATACAAGAAGCTACAGGTAAGAAGTTAAGTGAAGTTGATGTTGGAGATATAGCATTTTTAATAAATGAAGGCTATACAAATATTGGTCGTTATGATTTCTCAGTTCCAGGTTTAATTGATGTACTAGTTGCTAATCAGATACCTCCAGATACTTTATTTGATGAGGATGGTCAGAATAAACTTGTGATAGCTAGATTAAGAATGAAAGCTAATAATGCTGGTAACTATCAAACACTAGATAATAGGTATAGAAGATTAGTTAATATACCCCAACAAGACCAAGATGAATTTCTAGAATTAGTTGGAGATCTACCCACTTGGTTAAGATTAGATACATTACTTCCAGAAGTAGCTAAGGAGCTTGTGAGAAGTGAATTACAACAATAAGAAAACTAATGGCAGAAGATCCTAATCTTCTATATAGTGGGGAAGAGATTGATGCAGCTGCACAGACTGCTGATGCCTTTCTAAACAAACTAGAAGAGAATAAAGAAGCTAGGGAGCAAGTTCAGCAAGAACAAGTTGCTGAAGAAACACAAGCTAAGGCTGAAGTAGATGACCCTAGAGATGCAGAAAAATGGGGATTCAAAGCATATGCAAAAGAAGCACAATCTATTTTATCAGGTGGTATACAAGATACTGCTTCCTCTATAACTACCTTTCCAGAACGCACAATTGATGCAGTCTCTGGAGAGATGGCTAGAGATAGAAAAACTGATGAAGGTTATAGACCAGATTGGGATCCATTTGTAGATGAAGAGAATCCTATAATAACAAAAACATGGTGGGGTAAGTTAGCTAGAGGTACAGTACACTTTGGTACTACAGCTGCTGCTATATATGGAGTAGCCCAAACAGCACCAGTAACATTACCTACTTGGCTAATAGGTGCCACTACAATGAGCTTAAGAAGAGCTGCTGTAGTTGGTGCAGCTACTGATTTAATATCAAAAGAATCAGATGGACACAATGCTTTAGGAGCTCTACGTAAACAATTTGGATTTGTAGATACTCCTCTAACAACTAAAGATACTGACCATCCAGTAATGATGAAAGTCAAGAATATACTGGAGGGTATGGGTATAGGTGTAGTATTTGATACTGCTATATTAGCAATAGGTAAAGGTGGAACTAGGATAAATCAACAGATCATACAAAGAAATAAATCTCTTACTGATAATCAGAAGGAATTAGTAAAGAAAGGTTTAAAAAGAATCTATGGTGCAGATGCTGAAGATATAAGAAAAAATACAGGAACTGAACCTAGTGAAATAAATAACATACCAGATCCATGGCAGAATGCAGAGACTTCAACTACACCTGCTTATGAAGCTCTACAAGGTAAGAGAAGGATAGGAAAAGACTATGGATCTGAAGAAGGTTCTATTGGTCGTGTAACTACTCCAGTTCAAGCTGAACGTATTGCTAAAGAAGGTGATATGAGTGAAGCTACTGTTGAAAGTATTCTACGGAATTTACTTGGTGACTCTGGTTTCAAAAAAGAACTGGCTTTAGTTAAAGGTAGTAGGCAAGCTTTGTTAGAGGTATGGGAAGATTCACTTAAAGGATATCAAAGGATAACTTTAGGAAGAGAAGCAGCTGAAATGGAACCAGCTGAATTCTTAGAAGAACTATGGAGAACAAAAGCAGCTTATGATATTACTGATGATAAAGGTGTCTTAATTGATACTATTGAAACTTGGACTGCTAAGAATGTTGTAGTAGCTGATTTGTTAGTAGGTTCCCTATTACATCAAATAAGAGACTATGGTATAGCAGGTAGAGAATTAGCAGATATAGCTGATCTAAGAGATATAAGTGGACCAGCTGCTAAGATTGTTGATAATATCTTAATGCTTTTAACAGAGACTAAGAGAGCTAGACTAGTAAAGTCTGCTGACTTCGCTTCTTTAGGTGCTGGTAAACAGAATGCTAGAAAATATATAGAAGAAACTCTACAACAAGAGATGTTTGAAACTAAAGATGCTATTATATCTATCTTAAAAATAGCTAAAGAAGATGAAGATCCAGGTATAATGAATGCTTTATTTGAATTATTCTCTTCAATGAAGACTGTACAATCAGTATCAGACTTTGATCAATGGGCTAAGAAGATGATTAAAGGTGGTTCTATGGACCCAAGGCACCCTAATAGAACAGGTATATTGATGCAAGAGCTAGGTAAGATGTATGTACATAGTATACTTAGTGGTATTAAAACACCTATAAGAGCTATCATGGGTACAAGTACTGCTACCTTTATGCGTCCAGCTTCTCAAGTTGTAGGAGCTACTATGTCTGGAGATAAAGCAACTCAAAGAGCTAGCTTATCTGCAATGAATGCTATGATACAAGCTATCCCTGAGTCCTTTGAATTATTTAAAAGCAGATTAAACTCCTATTGGAGTGGTGATATGGCTAGTGTTAAAACTAGATTCTATGACTATGCTCAGAATGATGATAACTGGGAGTTATTGAGAAGGTATTATGAAGACAGTGGTAGAGCTAGTAAGGGTGATAGAGCTTTATTTGCTATGTCTAATATGGCTAGACAGATGAATAATAGTAATTTACTTACTTATTCAACTAAACTAATGGCTGCTACTGATGATTCGTTTAAATATATTTTAGGTCGAGCTAGGCAAAGAGAACTAGCCATGCGTAGAGTAATGGATTTAGAATCAAAAGGTTATGACATACCTGAGATTACCCCGGAACTCATGAAGCGTTATGAAGATGATTTTCATAGCCAGGTATGGGATGCCAATGGTAATATCATAGATGACGCAACTGTATTTGCTGGTAAAGAAGTTTCACTAACTGGTGAGTTAAAAGGATTTGGTAAGAAACTAGAGGATGCCTTTGCATCTACACCGTGGACTAAACCTTTCTTTCTATTCGCTAGAACTGGTGTTAATGGTTTAATTTTAACAGCTAAACATACTCCTGGATTCAACTTACTTGTTAAAGAATTTAATGATATAGCTAGGGCTACACCTAAAACCTTAGATACTGTAGTTGATTATGGTATTAAAACTCCTGCAGATTTAGCTAATCATAAGGCATTACAGAACGGACGTTTAGCTATAGGATCAAGTGTAACATTTATGACAGCTATGAGCTTCTTAAATGGAAACTTAACAGGTAATGGTCCAGTTGATAGGCAGAAGAGACAAGCGTGGATAGATGCAGGATATAGACCAAGACAAATGAAGATAGGTGGGGTATGGGTAGGTTATGATGCAGTAGAACCATTTAACCTTATATTCTCTACAATAGCAGATATAGGTGATTATAGTTTATTAATGGGTGATGAATGGACAGAGCAACAATTACAAAAAGTATCACTTGTTATCGCTCAGGCTATATCTAGTAAGTCTTACTTTGCTGGTATACAACAAATGGTTGATATGGTAGCAGGTAGACCTGGACAGCAGAAACGAATAGTTGGTGGTATACTAAATAATACAGTACCTCTAGCTGGTTTAAGAAACGATTTAGGTAAACTGTTTAATCCTTATATGAAGGAGATAAACTCAGGTGTAGGTCAGTCAGTTCGTAATAGAAACTTAATATCAGAATACTTATCTGGTGAACCATTACCTACTAAATATGATTTATTAAATGGTAAGCCTATTAGAAACTATGACTTCAATACTAGAGCTTATAATACATTCAGTCCTATATCATTAAACTTAGATTATAGTCCTGGTAGAAAACTAATATTCGACAGTGGTTATGATTTAAGAATGTCTACATATATGTCCCCTGATGGAGTGGATCTAAGTGAACACCCACGACTCCGTTCTATGTTCCAGAAAGCTATAGGTGATCAAAAGATAGAAGCTAAGTTAAATACATTAGCTGAGAATCCTAAGATTTTAGATTCATTAGCTACAATGGAACGTGATAGAAATGCTGGTAATAGAGGCAGATATGATGCTATGGATTACTACCATAACTTACAAATAGATCGTATTTTTCAATTAGCTCGACGTACTGCATGGGCGTCTATAATGAATGATCCTCGTATACAACAGCTTAAAAAAGAAGCTTTAACTAAAAAGCAAGCTAAGTATAGGAAGAAAGATCAAACAAGTGACATCCTCTCAATTTATAAATAAACAATGGCAACAACAACATTTCATGATTATAATGGGGATGGGTCAGATAAAACGTTTGACTATACTTTCCCAACATACGCCCAAACAGAAGTAATTGTAGAAGTTAATAATGTAATCGTTGATAACTATACAATACCTAGTTATACTGTTTCTGGAACTAATACAGTAACCTTTGATAATAGTACAGGTACTGTCAATACTAATGTATGTGAATCAGATGGATCTCCTAAAGCTGGTACAGCTAATGTAAGAGTTTATAGAGATACCAATGTAGATGCACAGAGACATACATATCAAGCAGGTTCTTCAGTTAAAGCTGGTGATTTAAATACTGAGTATACACATCTATTACGAGCTTTACAAGAAGAACAAAATCAAACAGTAACTACAGCTGATATAAAAGATGGTGCTGTAACAAGTGCTAAGATAGAAGATGGTACTATTGTTAATGTTGACGTAAGTGCAACAGCAGAGATAGCAGTTAGTAAGCTAGCTGATGGTTCTGCAAGACAAGTACTTCAAACAGCTGCTGATGGTAGTTCAGTTGAATGGACAAGTAACGTAGATGTACCAGGTACGTTAGATGTAACAGGAGTGACAACTTTAGATGGTACACTTGCTGCTGGAGCAACGACAGTTACAGGTAATATTACTGTATCTGGTACAGTAGATGGTAGAGATGTAGCAGCAGATGGTACTAAATTAGATACTATTGAAACTAGTGCTACTGCAGATCAGACAAATGCAGAGATAAGAACAGCTGTAGAGGCTGCATCTGACTCTAATGTATTTACTGATGCTGATCATTCTAAGCTGAATGCTATAGAAGCTTTAGCTGATGTAACAGATGCAACTAATGTAAATGCTGCTGGTGCTGTAATGAATACAGATACTAGTACAGCTTCTATGGATTTTGTTGTAGATGAAGATAATTTCTCTTCTGATTCAGCAACTAAAGTTCCAACCCAACAATCTACTAAAGCTTACATTGCAGCAACATCACAGCCCCTCGACGGGGATCTCACAACGCTTGCTGGTATGCAGTCAGGTACTGCATCTATCTTGGCAAGTGGTACAGCTCTTACCTCTACTACTGCAGAGCTTAACTTGCTGGATGGCAAGAGCATCGTCACGACAATTAGCAGCCCTACTGATGTTCAGATTCCTACAGCTCAAGCTGTCAATGAAAGAATCGTAACTGTAATGCAGGATTCTGGGGGGTTTGTACCTATAGCTAATGAGGTATCCTTCCCAAATACTAACCCTGATCCCAATGATGACGCAGGTACTATCGTATCTATAGCAGATGCTGGTGGTGTAGTCGTTAATGGGTCTGGTGTAAGTACAACTGGTCGTACATTAGGTGGTACTACTGTTACTATTAATGGTATTGATTCGTCTCTTTACAGCACTACCATAGCAGCTGGTAAAGGTATGCTGGTACAGACAACTAGTACCTTAAATACCTATGATTACCATAGACTAGTAGTAGATGAAGCTGGAGTAGCTGCTGCACAAACACTTGTATCTGACT